TTCCGCACGTTTTTTATTTATGTTGTAGTAAAGACCTTTTTTTTCTACCATTTTACTTTATCCGCCCAATAAGCTGCCGACATTTTGCCTTTAGCTATGTTTTTGCCATGTCGAGCCTTAAATGATTTTCTTCTCATTTTTTGTTTACTAGACTCGCCCTTTTTTGGTTTACCTGCAGTGCTAACACCCTGTTGACCAAACCGTATAGTTTTAATTTTATCGCCTTGTTTAGCAACAACAACATGCGATTTTTTAGGGTGGCTGGGAGTACGTTTAGGTTTATTATAACCACTAACTCCTGCGTTTTTTAACCTGCTATCTTTTGCAGCCATGTTAACAGCTTTTAAAACTGCCCCCGCGCAAAGCAGCTCGCATTCCTTTTTTCTTACCTGAAATCATAATACCGTTTTCTGTGTCAGGAGCTTTTGATTCAACCATAGTTGAATAAGGAATAGAACCCTGTCCATCTACGATTAATTTAGATACAGGTTTAGGTGCATCTTCTCCGGGACCGCTAATAATATGTACTTTACTCATAATCTTTACCTTTTTTATTTAATAACTTTTCCATGACCACGTAAAGCTTTGCCACCAGATTTTTTTTTATTTACGGCGCCGCCTTTGTTAAATTTTTCATACTTTACGCTGTTAAATTTTTCACCTTTCGCAGCTAAATCAGCCTTAACCTTACCTGTAAAATTTTGTTTTTTCTTCAATAAAGCATTTGTAGCGCCTTTACCCCGGTCCGCTGCTAACTCCCGGTTAACTTTAATAAGCTGTAGTTCATTAAAAGATTGTTTAACCGATCCTTTAGGCTTAACATAAGTTCCTGCTTTCTTTTTTGCTGCTATTCTTTTAGCCGCATCCGCAGCTAACTTGGCGGTTCGTGCCGCTGCGGTTATATAAACCACTACTGGTTCCTTTGCTTCATCATTTCGCGTTGTTGCGCGGCCTGTATTCTAGCTCCGGTTTGACGTTCTTGGCTTGCAATACGTTGTTGAAACTCAGAAGACCGTTGACCTAAACGTTCTCTATCAAACGCTAGTTCTTGCTGGTCGTTAGACAAATTGCCTTTTACTTGTTGTTCTTTAATAGCTAACTCTTGCTGTTTAAGACCAATTAAAGGATCCGGTTTCTCTTGACCACCGCCGGCTAGTTGCTGACTTAACGCTTTAACTTCTTGCATACCCTGTGCAATAAATTGTGCTTTTAAGGATTCAAACTCCATGCTTCTTGGAGCTTCTACATCTCCTCCGTTAGCCATTGTTTGTGGCGGCATCATGTTTTGCGGAGCCGCTTGTTGAACACCATTTAAAGGTTGTTGTTGTGGGGCCATCTGTTGCTGTTGCATAGCCGCCTCGGCTTTTTCTTCGGCTTGAATCTTAACGTGCTCCATTATATGTTTTTGTAAATCCATAGCTAGTTTTGGCATTTGTGCAATCATAGGCGAACTTCCAAAAATAAGGTGAGCGGTGATATGTGCTTGATGTTCTTGACCTTTAAATACTTTTAACGGTACACCTTCCATAGAATCAATATTCTCTTGTGCTGGATCCCGCGGTTCAGCTTTATCTGTTGTATGTGAAACTAAAATCTTGTCCACATCCCGTACACCCAACGCTTCATACATGCGACGATATACTTCAGGAATATTATGTATTTCAGGAGCTTGCATAGCTAACTGCATTTCTGTTTGAGCCACAGCTATACGTTGTGCTTGAGAAAATGTGTTGGGATTAGAGACGGGCATAATATCTACACGATTATCAAAATCCAAACGTTTTACAGATTGGTCCGCACCCGCCACACTATACGGGTATTCTTCTGGTAAGTAATCGGACATAACTTTAGAGAGAAGTTTAAACTCAACACGCATAGCATAATGCAGGCGTTTATGGATGGCGCTCATTACTCGAGTACCCTGCTCTAACATAGCGATAGTAGTACCTACCGGAGCATTTTGATTACCGTCACCTACTTTTAAATCAGTAATAGTGGCAAAACGTTGGGCGGCATCTACTACAAAACCCAACAGTTGAAACAAAGTTTGATCCGGACCTTTAAATGGCAACGCCATTAAGCTGTCTCGGATAGCTCCACCCGGAGCATCTACATCTCTAAATTCCCCCGGTTGCAGGGGTTCATTATCGTCTCTAATCCTTAGACCGCGAGCTTTAAAACCAGCCGGTAAATTAGATAATGTCCCAGCATCAATCAACTGCCTTAAAGCAGCCGTTGCCGTTCGAGACAATCCACCGATAGTGTGGATTAAACCTAGTCCGTAGAAACCAAAGCCCGGGAGAAACTTGTAGTGTATAAAGTATTGTATTTTGTGTTTAAGTTCGTCTTCCTCGCGATAGTTCCTACGAATAGAAAGCACCTGACCATTATCTTCACTAACGGTAACAATGTACGGTATTTTAATACCAGTAGCTTCGCCATCCTCGTCAGTTTCTTCAAAGCCGGGTAAATCTAAATCAACGTGACACTCTAACAAAGTACAATCATAGTCAATGTTAGAGGGTTGTGTCCCGTTAATGCTGTCCATTTCAGCGCTAACACTATCCGTATCGTCTTGAGCAGGGATAACGGGGATGTCGCGGTAAAATCCAGACAATTGTTTTTTGCGTAAGTCATTTAAAGACATACGTACTACGTGCGTAATGTTAGGGCACGTTTCTAAGTCATTAGCTTCATACGGTACAATTAAATTTTCAGCCGGAATAAACTTACAAACGGCTCGGTCTAAACCTTCGTCGTAATAAACCTTTTTAAAAGTAGAGCCCGCCAGTGGTAAATAAAACAACATTTGGTCAAACTCAGGTGTGTATTCTTCCATTACATCAGTAATGTAGTAATTCATAAAATCACGTACACGTACCGCTTGGTCTTCTTTAGCGTGAGTAGGTGCTCCAAGAACCACGGTTCGCACCGGTCCGCCAGAAGGTAACAATTCGTTAAAAGCTTGTGCCTGAAACTGCACAGCAGCTTCGGCTAAAATAGGGTGGGTTACTCCAGTAGCGCCACGAAACGGTTCAGTTCGGTCTTCGTATTTAAAGCCAAGTAACTCTAAACCTTTAGAGTAAGCTTCTTCCCAATCAGACCGAGAGGCTTTGTTAGATTCATATTCAGACAGTAAATCACCAGCAATAGAACCTAATTCCCGATCATCCATATCTTCAGCAAGATTGTCATAAAAGTTTTCTGACTCGCGAGCCGTGCTCATAGGATCAAAGTCCAGTGTTACACCCCCGTCATCTTCTTCTATAATTTCAATGTCTTCTGGCATGTCCATAGGAATATCGCTAACTAAAGCTTCAATTTCTAATTCTTCTACTATTTCTCCATCAGGGCTCATGCCTTGACGTTCTATTAAAGAAGCTATCGGTTTATCTTCATCTGCCATTTAAAATACCTTTAATAATTAGGGTACAAACTCATAACGCCGCCACCATTTGCTTTTCTTGCAGCGCCGCCGCCGCCTTGATTACCGCTACCACTAAAATCAATAGGAGCTACGTTGGGTATTTCGATAGTATTGGGGTTAGCCATAGCGGGTCTTGCCATTGAACTCATAATAGCGTTATAGCTTGCCGGATCACTTTTGGCTAAGTCAGCCAGAGTTGGTGGCTCAGATGCTGGATCAATAGGTGGGCCCGTATACCTAGGACCCATGTAGTGAGATCCTGCTAGGATTCCTGCTATATTTTCCGGGCTGTAATCAAACTCTGCGGCTAAGGCGGGATCGTAATTACTAAACACCGGCGATGGTACTCCGGCCTTCATTAAAGCCGTTCCTTGTTTATGACTAACAATGCCTAGTTCTATTAAAGACTTACCGCTAACGCCGGTTGTTTCCCCGGCTAACATACGGTTATAGTCTTCTCTAAGATTAGCTGGATCGCCGTATTGAGTTGCTGTTCCTGTTCGAGCGTCATAGTCCATTCTATTTTGATCCAAAGCATCTCTTTCGGCTTGCAAATAAGCCTGACCTTCTGAGGATTCAGTGAAAGCATTCCTAGAAGCTTCGCCACTAGGCAACGCGGTCATGCCACCGTACAGTGTGTTAAAAGCGCTGGCTTTGTCGCGTTTTATTCCCGCGGTGTCCATAGCGTTGTCAAAATCCCTTGTTCCTTCGTCTTCATATCGTGTAGGGGGTGAGTAATATTCTATACCCGTGGTGCCCATTGAGGCTCCACCAGAGTAATCGTACATCGTGTCTGGACTGCCCACACCTACTGGAGCGCCCTCTGCTATAGCCTCGTCCGTGAGTGCACTGGGGTAAACCGGTAAAAAATCTTTGTAGTCGGCTAAATTTAAACCAGCGTAAGATTGAGTAGGCATAGGTGGTGGTGCAAAAGAATCGGCAGGTGGTACATAGGCACCTCTAGGATCAGATAAAGCTTGCGGAGCAAGGTTAAGATTAAAATTAGGTTGAGCGTTCATAGCGGGGTCGGGTGGCATACCAAATAAACCACCGCCTTGTTGCCTGTTTAGACTACCTACTTGTGGATTAACATTATTGACGGGCAATGCACTTCCAAGGTTATACATACCGCCACCTTGTGGTGGTGCTACTGGCATAGGTTGTGGTGCTACTGGCATACGTTGTCCATCTGGATTTAGATTTGGATAGTTAGTTAATGGTGGAGAGTTAGCTAATGGTGGTAACGAAGAAATTGAA